TTGTCGATACGCCTCCGAAGCGTTCCCCAATTCGATAAACAATTGGCAAAAGTTCTCTTGCTTCGGAGTTAGTTTTAACTCCGCCATAAATCTCACCCATTAAAAAACCGCCACTTGGGCGGTTCGTATCATTCATCAATCTGATCATGCAGTTTTTTGATAAACTCTAATAAGCTTTTCTTTACTTGCATCATTAATTGCAACTAAACCCGTACTTGCTGCATTATTTAAAACTGCTACTGTAATATCGCTTTTTGCTTTGATTTTTGCACACTCAATTACAGCTTCAACCTCAATATGATTCATTGTCATTTGTTAGTTTCTCATTTTATAAAGTGAGAGACATTAATAATATGAAATTGGCAATTATTCAAGCACATACTTAAGATCATCAGGACACTTCAAATAAACACCAAGCTCCATATTGGCAAAAGCATGCAACTTATCGCAGAACTCAGAAAACTGTTTCTTGGTTGCATCCCTTGAACGCACATGATCTTTAATAAACATTCTGACGATGCGTTGATACTGTGCTGTGTGTATTTTCTTTTCTTCATCCTGAAGTGTTTTTATTACATCTCGATAAGCTATTACAGCCTCGTATGCTTCTTGGGTTTCTGCATTATCTCTTAAATAGATCTTGGCTAGAAACTTCTTTTTCATTTCATATTTGATTGACTCAGCACTATCTCCAGTGCGTTTGGCCATTTCACCAAACCACATATGAAGAAGCCTATTCTGAGCCTTTGTTCTGTCCTTCTCTTGTGGTGCAATCAATACAACTAAAGGCTTCCCTTCGCTCGCTGCCTTTGCATGATTAGTATTGAGATACCCAATTACATAGTTGATGTCAGAATGGTTTTTGATGACGAATCTTGGTTCCATTTTGACACCTCTTAGCACATTAGATTTGAATCTTCCTTTTCGATCTCAACGCGTAACGTATAGTTACTGCTGCCATCAGGGACAAAAGACCACTCTTTTATCTTGCAGTCATTTTCTAATTGGAATTGATTTAGAAAAGCCAAGAGCTCATCTTCAAATTTATCTTCCAGTATTTCTACAATAGGCTTTACCATTTCACTTTCCCGCACAACTCTGGCCAATCAGCATCAGTACTAATTTCAATTATGAAACCGCGACCTTTTAATTCTTGGAGATACGCATCTGTTAGTTCTTTATCTTCTTTGAGGTGGTAAGGAAGATCCATTGCACAAAAGTTTTCGCCTTTCTTAGTCTGACGTTTAATTGCACCTTCAATTTGTTTCTTACACTTGGTAAATGTTCCTGGTTGAGCCATTTTAATTCTCACAAAAAAAGAGCCTATTGGCTCAGTTAAAATATTTCTTCATCTTTAAGACTAAGCATCCGCTTTGTTTTCTCTAACCAACCATCAAATAGTTCTTCCGATTCTTGCCTTGTACCTAATTCAAACTTATCGAAAGCAGCGTGGCAAACATGGCACAACGGAACTGTGTATAAATCACTTGCCTTGATACCACGACCTTTCCCGTGTTTTGAGCTATTAGAATGAGCCGCTTGTGAGTGAGGATAGCCGCATCTAACGCATGGTAGCGCTCTTATTTCGTTTAGCCTCTTTGTCGAACGCATTTTCTAGGTTCTCTATTCTAGTTCTGAGAGTATTTACTTCACGCTGACATTCAGTCTTAAACGTATGGCTGCTGAATAAGTGGTTATAGTTTTCTAATCGGCTGAGATTACGCTTATAGATTTCTAAATTCTTCTTCGCTTCGATTGTGTCCATGTTCACCCCAATCCATTTGACTTAGATGAAATGAGCTTTGTGATAAGAACGTTTACTGTGGTGTGAGGTATCCTATCGTTTTCCTACCACAAACTAACCATGCCCACTCATTTCTCTAAATTAAACGCTATAAAAAGAAAACCCCGTCAAACGACAGGGCTACAAACACTTAATCTTTCCACACTTTCTGCATTCTTTGATTCGGTCTTCGTTATAATCCAACCCATATTCCCAAACATGAAAACAGAATACTTGCCTGATGATTCGGAGCATGTGGACCTCCAGAATGCAAAGGAAACGTAGCGAAAGCTTTAGAGTTGCTTATCTAACTCAGTTTGGTGTAGCTTCTCTTTCAAGAGGTATCCTTCTAACTGCCAAATCTTATTGCGTGCATTTTCGTAGGCAATCTTTTTGCCAATTTCTGCATCAAAGTTTTCAGGACTTGCGCATGCTGATTCGCCAGTGACAGTGAAACCATTCTTAAGAATCAGTACACAGAAGGTCAGTGTTTCAAGCTGCTTGTGCATGCCAATTAAAGCAGTTGTGTTTGGATCTGCGCCCCATTGTGCATTTGCTGCTGTAAAGTAGTACTGATCAACAATAATTGAATCAATTAATTGTGGAGTTAAGCGTGGTGCATTCAAACCTTTTGATTGAATCTCTTCTTCAATCTGTTTTTCATTAGACATTCTTCTTCTCACTTTTCGATAGGCAACAAAAAAGCCCACGATTAAGTGAGCTTTGATGTGTTGGTCTTCGGAAATCCGTAATACGACCAGTATAGGAATACTATATCTGCATCAGAGAAATATTCCTAGAATTTTTTCACATTTCTTTGTAAGTATTTTTTTTGTATTTTTCTACTGCCTTTGAAGCGCCATCAATTGCTGACTCTATGGCAAGACACATCAGCTTTTCATACTGCTTCCATGTGCCATCATAAGCTTTCAAAGTCATCTCTGATTCTTTAATCCCCGCAGCCAATTGCAATCTACCTTTAGATGTAAAGTTATCTTCCATTCCTGGCTTGAGTGCAAACATAGTTACCATCCATGCAACCTTTCTTGCCAGATCCTCCAGCTTAATGTTCTTAGGTTTAGAGCGTTTATCATCATGCGCCCCAACAATCATAATGCTTGCAAGGTGCTTCAATATATAATCAAAGTCACCTTTGCTTTTTTCGCCAAAGATAATTACTGACGCAACTGCTTTTTCGAGTTGGGTATCCATTGAAGCAATAGCACCCAAGCGGTCTTGATAGTTCAATGGTTTCTCTCCTGTTCCGCGGACCACTGGCTCAATACTTGGTGAACTCGCAGTTAAACCATGAGTCAACCATTCAAAACGTTCAAACTTCTCAACTGCTACTGCATTCATACCATCACCTACTTACCAAATACCGTCATAAAAACTATTGCCACCATAAGCACCGAGAAAATAACCACTACGGCCTTGTTATAGTCCATCACGCCACCTTCAACCGTTTCATTGCTTCTTCAATCCAATTGAGCACTAAGCCGCTTTGAACTTGCTTTGTAGTGCCACGAATTACAGTCCATCCGTGAATAGCTGCAACTGAGTATTTCTCGCAGTCTGCTGTGTAGCCTTCGCCTCTTGTGTGACGACCATTACTGAATGCACCACCCTCGACTTCGACTAAGATTGGATAACCTTCAATTCGAAAGTCTGCCTTCCATCTACGCTCAGGATGGAATCTAAACTCCTGCTCATAAGCGATGTTCATCACATCTAGCTGACGGCAAAGCATTGCTTCGCCTTTGCTAACACCTTGTCTATGCTTCAGTGGCACGCTAGAACGCGCCACTGGTTTTGATCTAATGCGTTGAGCCTCTTTGAATGTGGTCATTGGTCACCTCACCATAAGCCAATAAAAACTTTTATACATGCTGCGAAGAAAACTACTTCAACCAATGCCAAGGTTCTAACAATTATCAAGCCCTTACCTTGCTTTAAGTCATTAATCATTACTTGAGAGCTGGTTATATTTCTTCGATGTGATGCGATTTGCATACGCTCCATTTTTAATGGTGAAATGAAATATGAGATACCTTCAATCAGCCTTACCAAGCACTTAATCAGTATCCAGATAACAATAAGTTTTATGTACAATTCATTACTCATTTCCCTTCCCCCTTGATCGCTTGCTCTAACTTCTTGCCAATCTCAAACATTGACCAGCTCTTTTGAAGGTCTGATGCAATAGACATAGCCTTTGCAATGATTAGTCCCTGTTGATCCACCCGCTTTTGCAGCTCCTCCACTTTCGCTTGCTGCGCTTCCTCACCAGCCAAATACATAGCCTTAGCCAGGTTCTTTGTAGATTCCCAAACGTGTCTGTTTTCTTTCCAAACTTCTTCAAACTTATCCATCTCAAACATCCCCACTTTGCAATTAGGCGAAATGTGGTTTTCTGGTTTGTCTAGGGTTTCTAATTCCCTCGGATTCGAGGGTTTATCAATGCGGTGACCTGCTGCTATTTCTTCGGGGGTGGCATACTCAATCTCTCCTTTAGTTGCATGAAGGCGCCAATTTTCCCCATTCTTTATGAAATTACACTTGATAAGATCCTTATCAATACTGCTTATTTGGTAGATAGACTCGGTTATTTTGTCTGTGCGTTTAACCCAATCCCCGACTTTAAACTCACTCATGGCTGGCTCCTTTTTCTTGTTCATACTGCTTCCCTCATAGCTAAATGGCGAACATCTCCACCCCATTGCAAGGCCATAGCTTCTGCAACACCTGGGTAAGTTCTTGAGCGTTCTTTCCAGCGATCTGGTCCAGGTGGCAAGCAATGAAGTCGCTCGCGCTGATTCTTTGGCAGCAACATCATTTCTTCTTTGACGTTGTTGGTTGGTATTAATGGCTTTAACCCCTCCAACCAAAGGCAAGTAGCTTTCTGCTCTGTGTGGCCAAACATCCACGGCTGAATAACCTGGCTTTGCTGCACACCACCAATTAGCGTTTTTGCGTACTTGTGCATGATTGGGTTTTCAATTGCTCGCATTGGAATATGAGTTGCATTTAAGAAGAGCTTGAAGAACTCAGCAGCCTCAAAAAGCTTAGGCCAGCGACTTGGATCTTTATGCAAGTGGCATACACCAGCATTTGTTAAGTAAGTACATTCCGGATGTGCAATTAATAAATCCCAACCTTCATGCAAAACATCCCGAACATCACCTTGATAGTGATTACCTGGGGCCTCTGTAGGCAATAAATCGCAAGACATAGCGTTATGACCAAGAGCAGCAAAAGCATCGCGAACACGACCAGAGTATTCACATGCGACTAGTACGTTTAATCGTTTCATACCGCCTCCTTGTAACGTTTAGTAATGGCTTCCTGCTTGAGCTGGTCTAGCATTTTCAGCTTTCTTAATTTCTCATAGAGGTTCGCTGCTGCTCTTGTTTCTTCATTACGAGTACCGAGGTTGTACGCTCTGCGCAGCTTCATCATTGAGGTGTAATCTACAAATTCGTTCATGCTTTCAGCTCCCCTTTAACATTCAGCAAGTCCTTTGCAAACTGAGTTGCTTTGTAAGTTGCGTATGAGTCCTTTTCCAAGTAGCCGCTTTTAATTAATTCCTGCACATAGCATTGGATAGTGTTGTTAGGCGCATCTAGCACATAGTCATGCAAATCCTTCATCGTGAAAGGTTGTGTTGCATGTGTAGCGAATAACAAAATGTCAAAAATGTTTTGGAATGCTTTAACTCGTTTTATTGCTTTCACGCTGCACCTCCCTCTTCCACTCTTGAACTGTGGTACTCAGCCATGGCATAAAGCTTTGCCATTGATTTGTCACAGTTCCGATCAGACATGATTTGTGGAATACGTGATTCAACATATGCTGTACGCTTTTCAAAATCCTCTTTTGTCATTGGAGTTGCTTCTGCTTTTTCCTCGCTGCCAGTTTCGGCACACAGAACACTGAGATCTATTTGGGGTGGCTTAGACCATTTCGTCTGCGTAATCCCTTTTTCAACAAACTCATTCACTACATCAACATAGTTATCTTTGAATGCTTCATATGCGTAATACGAAGAACGCTCATAGTTATTCGAGTAGTTGAGATTTGAAAACATCTCATAACAACGGTTGTAAGCTTCTTTTTCTGCATTTGTAATTTCAACATCACGGTCAGAAAGCCATTTGACAATGTTAGCTAAAGCTGCATTCTTCTTTTTGAATGAATCAACTGCACGCTGCTGCTCAGTACCGAAACCTTGAATACCTAAACACCACTTGCGGAACATTGCAGGATCAGGGCAGTAGCCACTGTCACGGACCATGCAAAGGCCTTTATCTATTTGTTCACGAGTAAGTCCATCAATGCAGATCTTCATTGCATGATTGATTTGTTCTGTTTTAATTCCTTCAAACGTTTTCTCAAATGAACGTGGGGCAATTGCTTTGAAGATACCGACAACTTTTGCAGAGTTGATATGTTCTACAGCGTTTTGATTGCTAGAAACCATACTGTTCATAGCCTGCCTCCTCTTTTGCGATTAGCTCTTGAATTTCATCCCAGCGAGATGGTTTGTTTTGTTGTCCATGGACTGTGCTCTGATTCTTGATCCACTCCGCCTTAAATCCTTTCCATGAGTTCACAACACAGTGTTCAAGGACCTGATTTAAAGTGAGACCAGATTTTTGTTGTTCAGAGATAAGTGACTTGAATGCTGTTTCTGAATTAACGGCTTTCTTTGCTTTACGAACTTCCATGTATTCAGAGATAAGTTTTTGATCTGCCCCTTGAGAAACTAGAGCGTTTGCAAAGTTGAATTTCCCTTTATATATATTGGTAGATTCATTGGTAGATTCTATTGATAGATTCTGTGTACCGTTTTTGGTACTGGTCGCAGTACCAATTTTGGTACTGGTTGAAGTACCGTTTTTGGTACTAGTACCAATTTTGGTACTAGTACCAATTTTGGTACTGGTTCCTTTTTTGGTACTGGTTAAGTCATCTTCGCGGCCACGTACACCAACCAATTGATAAACTTTCACCCCATTGCCACGCGTTTCTTCAGTAAAGCGAATAAGGTTTATCTCTTGCAGACGCTCCAAAACTTTCATAATGGTTTTGCGGTCGCATTTGGTATCAACCTCAAGGCGTTTGATGCTTGGCCATGCCTTATGATCCTCTCCTGCGCGGTCAGCCAGCGAAAGTAAGATGGTGCGCTGAGGGCAGCTTTCTACAGGTGCAGTCCACGCCCAGCGAGTTGCATCTAAGCTCATTGCACCACCCCTTCACTCACAAGCTGCTCAATTACCCACTGTTCGCCTTTATTGGTGAATTTGGATTGCGGGTAGCCTTGCTCTGTCTGTTTGACTTCGCCATAACCTTTGTCAATAAACCATTGGGAAAAGGTGCGTCCGGCAATACGACGGTCATATACGCCCATATCAGCAAGGTATTGATTGAGTTTTACCGCTGACATGCCGACCTTTTTACCTACCTGGGAGGCGTTTAAAAGGTTTTTGGTGTCGGCAACACGGTCGAAGTACTGGACTTTGGGTGCTGCGAGTTCTAATTGACGCGCCTGATCTGCTGCCAGCTGGAGGGCTTCAGCAAATGTTTGAGGGAGTTGTACAGCGTTTTGGTTTTCTAGTTCATACCAGCGTTTTACTAATGCTGCGGTGAATTCCGGGCAAAGTTGGGCGACTACAGTGATTGAGTCTAATTTGCCTTGTTCGCCAGTAAAGACATACACCTCAACATTGTAGGCGCGACTATTGGCTTCTTTTTGCACAACCTCAATTTGAGGACATGCTATTACCTGTTGATTAATGAGGTTTTCGATAAGGCGCTTAACATTATCGTGGCGTTTTTGACAAAGCTCTGAAATATCAAGGCTTGTCATGCTCTGTTGATTATGATTAAATTGTGTCATCATATTCATGTTTACTTTCCTGTCAGTTAGTGAACAACCGGAAAAGCCTGAGGTCGTAACTCAGGCTTTTTCTGTTTCTGGGTTATCAATACAAGCTTGGATTTGTTTATCCAGCTCAGCCAAAGCAACATGCATCTGGTGAATCACCTTTGACATGTCTTGCACTTCACCTTTCGTGATACGGCCATCCGCCATGATCTCGCGGAACAGGCTCATCACATCACCGCCCTTCATACCAATGCACAGCACTTTGTCAGTCAGTGACATGTCTCGGCATTCAGGAATTTCAGGTAGATCAATTGCAACTTTTTCATGTTCAGCAGATAGAGCATGCAAAATGCGGAAATCACCAGTTAAAGCCATAAGCTTTGAGGCCTCGACCAGTGTTAAGTGGTGAGTTTCAGTATTTGGATTTACTTTGCTGTTAAGCACAGCCGGGCTTTTGATTCCCATACGTGCGGCTAGAGCTGAAGCGCCACCCGGGTAATCATGAACTGTGTTGTACGCTGCATCCGTTATGTTCATTTAAGGTTCCTTTGAACGTGGTTGTTTAAATTCAAATGCTTAATAATTGGTTTAAGCAATTAAGGCTTCTAGATTTGCCTTTAACTTGCCTTTACTTTGAATCTGGAGAATTGCTTGGGTTGAAGCTGGAATTCCATATGAGCGCCATTTACTAATAGCTCCGCGTGTCTTTTTTAAGATTCGCGCTAGGTCAGCATCAGTTTCAGCTCTGTAATGCTCCTTTACGTCATCGACAGTCATAATGTTTACCTTGATAAACTTTTAGTTTCCCTAAGTAAACCATAAGTTTCTCTTGATATCAATACATTTGTTTACTATTGGAAACATCTGAATAGGATTTTTTATATGAGCGAGATCAACGACCGCATAATTGAAAGAATGCGAGAGCTCAAATTGAGACAGGTAGACTTGATTGATGCTACAGGCGCTAAGAAAGGTACTGTTTCTAAGTGGATATCTGGTATTAACACGCCTAGTGTTGAATACATGCCAGCTCTCGCTCAGGTGCTTAAGACAACTGAAAGCTGGTTGTTAACAGGTAAAGAACCAAGCAGATTTAGTAATTTAAATGTTCAAGAGTTCATGGATAAGCATGGGCTTAATAAAAAAGAAGACGCATCATTTGATACCGACGACATCATGGAGGCCGATGTTGTTGAGTATGAAGTGGCTAACGGTTATGTATGGATTGATGTCGTGGAAGCTAGTTTTTCATGTGGTACTGGGGAATCTATTGAGTTCCATTTTGATGTAATTAATGGGAAATACCCTTTCCCGCCTTCATTCTTTCAACGCAAGATGGTTGATCCTAAATGCCTAAAACTTATAAAGGCTAAAGGCGATAGCATGGAGGAGTATATTTATCATGATGATTTGGTGGGGATTGATATTTCCCAAACTGAAATCATTGATGGTGAAATCTATGCCGTTTACTTTGAGGGCGAAGGCATGATCAAGAAGATCTTCAAAGAAGAAGGAGGTACTTTAATTCTCCATAGCCTTAATGAAAAATACAGAGACCGTAAGGTGACTGAGCAAAACGGAATTAACTTTAAGGTAATTGGGCGCCAGGTATGGCGAGCTGGATAATAAATCAAATATTTCAATACCCGCTTAGGCGGGTTTTTTATTGCCTTTAAGAAACATTAGTTTCCAAAGAATAAAAATAAGTTTCCTAAAATAAACTTTTCTGTTGACAAAAAAGTTTCCTTAAGTAAACTATGAATCATACACAAACAAAAACCGCCATAGGGTTCGAAGACTAGGCGGTTTGCATCTAATGCGGAGATAAGTATGAACATAAAAGCCAACATAGTCAAATCCATGGGATTCGTAGGAGTAGTTAGTGCTCTAACTGCTGCTTATGCCTTCACCCCTGCTAATAACGAACCTGTAACGGTTGCAGCTCCTTTCAAAGTTGAATCAATCGACCCTGAAAATGAACAAGCAGTACTTCAAACTGCAAATGAAAAGTTCACATTAGAAGTTGATTTTGATGCTCAGTACTCAATTGATGGCAATGGCTATCAAGCTTGGCGTGAAGTTGAAATTAACGAAATTAAAGACATTCGCGTTTATGACGAAGATGGCGAGGTATTGGCTTACGTTGATCGTTTGGATGTAGTTGAGATTAAAGATCTTATCGAATCAGGAATTAGAGAGCGCATTTAAGCGCTCCATGGTGAATGTCATGAATGCACATCCTGAAATTATCGAAGTATCAAGACTTCAAGCTCTTATTAAAGATTCTGTAAATGCCCTGCTCCCACTTTCTAGTGAGAAAGATACAGTCATCACTGATGGCGGCAATTGGATTCATCTTCGCTATGTAGGTCGCGGTACTGAGCAGATCCAATTAGAGCTAGGTGATCAGTTTTCTATTAAGACAAAAATCGCCTACTTAAGTGAGA